GTTTTCTTCAGTGAAAAATTCTTCAATAACAAAGTAGTGAGTGAATGGTTCTGTTAGAACATTACCTGAGAACTGAGGATCTTCTATTTTTAAAGTTATGTCGCCTTGTTGTAGATCTGAAGCTGCAACAGTTACCTTTACCCCAGAACTCTTCGGGGCAACATTCATTTCAGGGATAGAAGCACTCTCTACTGCCTGTGCGTTGCCTTGTGGAAAACTGACATTACTGAGTACATAACTGCTCTTAAAGATTCTGCAGCTAAGTACAGCGATCCAGTAACTGAATACATTGGTGCTCCAGAAGCCCCAGAAAATATAACTCCAGAGGCCCCTAAGAAGCCGTGGAAATCTCCTAACGTTCCTGCGTTCCAAGGCGACAAGCTTGTTGCTTTAGTTAAAGAAGCAGATGGCGATCCAGAAAAACTTAAAGAACTTCTAGATAACGAAACTGTTGTCTATTTTGACTTTGAAACAGATGCTAATAGTTTTGACGCTGACAAAACTCAGCCTGTTCAGGTTGCTGCTCATAAAATCAAGAATGGTGAAATTGTAGATTCATTTATGATGTTTATGAATCCAGGCACAGAACTCGGTGTGGGTGGTTTCTACTACAAAGGTACTTACGAAGGTCCAAAAAAAGACAAGAAGTTTGTTCCTGAACTAGATGAAAATGGAAACCTTATCCCTAGTGGAGTTTTAAATACCCCAGACGGTCAACCAATCACTAATGAATGGCTTGCAACACAACCAACTAAAGAAGAACAGATTGCTAAACTGCAAGAACAGATTGACGCTATAAAAGGAGTCGCATAATGCCATTAACTATATCGGGCGATACACCAAACTTTAGTGCCGCAACAATTACTACTGGCACAATTACTACAGCAACAATTACTACTGGAACAATTACTACTGGAACAATTACCACATTAAACGCACCTAGCGGAGTTCTTGCAACACAGAACGGAATGACTGGTATTGCTAAAGCATGGGTGCAATTTTCCGTTAGTGGAACAACAACAATAACTATAAATAAATCTTTTAATTGTTCGTCTATAACTAGAAATAGCACTAGTTTATATACATTTAATTTTGCAACCACAATGACTGATACTGGATATGTGCCAGTTGGAAGTGCGGCTGGCAATACAACATATAACACAGGTGCAGTTTCTCCATTTCAAACACCATCAACAGGTGTAATAACAAACCCAACAACTAGTGCATTTATTTTTGCAACATACAATACATCAGGCGCAAACAATGTGGAAAATCCTGCTTTTGTTAATATGGCAGTATTTGGAAATTAAGGATAAATCATGTCACAAGTAATTATTTTTACAAACGACAATGGCGGTGTATCAGTTTGCGTCCCTACTGGCGAACTACCTATTGAGCAAGTGCAAGCTAAAGATACTCCTGCTGGTTCAATTATTGTTGATAACGCAGATTTACCAAATGAACACAATGATTTCTTTAATGCGTGGGAACTTAACGGCACAACTGTTACGGTCAACTTAGAAAAAGCTAAAGACATTACCAAAGACCGCCTAAGAGCAGAGCGTACAACTTTATTGCAAGAACAAGATGTGGCGTTTCAACGAGCGTTGGAAGAAGGAAAAGATACAACCGCAATCGTAGCGGAGAAACAAAGATTACGTGATATTACTAAACTGGCTGACGAAGCAACAACGTTAGACGAACTTAAGGCAATCACATTATGAGCTACATAGGCGCACAACCAACTACAGCAGCCTTCGTAACCGATACATTCTCGGCTAACGGCTCTGGTACTGTATTCACTCTATCTGTCGCACCCGCTAATACCAACTCAATCTTGGTAGCGGTCTCAGGTGTCTTACAAGACCCCAGCACATACAGCGTATCAGGCACAACCCTCACATTCTCTGCCGCACCTCCAGCTGGAACAGGCAATATCTCGGTACGCTTTCTAGGCATTCCCGCTAGTGGCGTAGTTAATACCGCCTACAGAACCCAGACCGAGTTCACAGCAACTGCTGGTCAGACAACCTTCTCCGTACCAAGCTACACGGTTGGCTTTATTGATGTCTATCGTAACGGTGCGTTACTAGGATCAGCCGACTTCACAGCAACTAGTGGAACGACAGTCGTACTTGCCAACCCAGCATCTTCGGGTGACTTGGTTGAGACCGTATCTTTCTTTGTGTCTAGCGTATTAAATGCGATTCCAGCGGTGGCAAATGCCGTAACAGATTCTTATATCAATAGCGGAGCAGTGACTCAGGCTAAGTTAGGAACAAACGTTGCTGGTAATGGTCCAGCGTTTAGTGCATATTCAGCAACAAATCAAACTGGTGTAGCAAGCGGAGTATTTACAAAAGTTTTATTTGATACAGAAGAATACGATACCAATAACAATTTTGCTTCTAGTCGTTTTACACCAACTGTAGCTGGATATTATCAATTTAATGCAACTGTTTCTTTTGCTTCTGTTGGTACTGCTGGACAAATGTTAGTTTCTTTGTATAAAAATGGTACAAGATCTATGGATGGCATGTTACTTTCACAGACTGCCACAGCTTCTTGTTATTCAACCGTTAGCGGTATTTTGTATTGTAACGGCTCTACTGATTACGTAGAAGTATATGCATATCAAAGTACCGGTTCTACACAAACCCTTGGGGGTGGCGCATTGTCACAAGCATTTACTGGCGCAATGGTAAGGAGCGCATGATGACACTTTACGACAAAATCAAAGCACTCTACCCTGATCTGCAAGACGCAGATTTTATGAACACCATCCGTTTGCAAAACGATAGCGATGGCAAAGGTGACTACATCAAAGAATGGAATCATCCAACATTTCCACAGCCTACTGAGGAGCAATTGGCATGAGCATCGTCCTAGACGGCACAACGGTGAAATAAGCAATGATGAATGCTGTAGATCGGTCTGACTTCTATGTGTACTTGTATAAGTACCCTAGCGGTTTGCCGTTCTATGTGGGCCTTGGCACTGGCAAGCGGTGGAGAATCCACTTGTATAAAGCCCGAACCGGGAGCAAGGATTACAACACCTACAAGCAAAACATCATCAAAAAGATATTTGCCCAAGGTCAAGAGCCAATCATTGAAAAGATTGTGGATGGTGTTGACAGGGAGCTTGCCGCACTGGTTGAGCAAGAGGCCATTGACAAATACAAACGGCACTCTGAGGGTGGTTTGCTGGTCAACATGACCAATGGTGGCGATGGCATCTTTGTGCTGGACGATGAGATGGAACAGCGCAGAAGGGCATCTCTACGGGCCGCTGAATGCTCTACAAGGTTCAAAAAAGGCGTTCCATCCAAAAACAAGGGTGTTCCAATGTCTGAGGAGACACGGGAAAAATGCCGTCAGGCAAGCCTTGGGAACAAAAATGCATTGGGTACAAAACACACCGATCAAGCAAGGGCCAATATGAGTGCCGCCCACAAGGGGAGAGTTGGCCCTATGAAGGGCAAGAAACACTCGCCTGAGTCAATTGAAAAGATGCGTTTGGCCCACGCTGGCAAACCCTCAAAGAAAAAAGGTCGATTGCTCACTGAAGAGCAAAGAGCCAAAATGGTGGAGTTAATTCGGGCAAATTCTTGGACATGTCCACACTGCCAAAAAATGGGATATGGTGTCGGCGCAAAGAATCGCTGGCACTTTAACAATTGCAAATTAAAGGAGCACTAAAGTGTCAATTTTACTAGATGGGACGCTCGGAATTACAACCCCCGGCCTGACAAACACAGGCACAACAACCATCGTTGCCCTGACCACCACAGGCAACACCATCCTTGGGGATGCCAGCACAGACACGCTCAATGTGGGCAACGGCAATCTGGTGACAGATGCAAGCGGGAATGTGGGCGTGGGTGTTACTCCTAGTGCTTGGGGAAGCTCTTATAAAGCCTTAGAGTTTTTGGGAAATAGCTTTATTGGAAATACAGGCGGCGGCACTCAGGTTGAACTAGGGCTCAATTTCTATCGTAATAGTTCT